CGTGGTGCCGGTCGGGAGCAGGCCGCCGGTGGCCGATGCCACGCCGACGGGGGTGTTGGTGGTGCCGAGCTGCAGGCCGGTGTTGCCGTTGAGGATCATTACCTCTTCGGCGATCATCAGAGACTCAAGTCCCTGCCGAACGGCCAAAGCGCGCACATCGTCGAATCCGCGAGCCGCATAGTCGGCTTCGAATGTGACGGAGTTCTCAAGGCCGAGACCTTTATAGGTCGCGATCTTGTTGGCTTCGGCGATGGTGATCACGCCGCCGCGGTTGCCTTCGGAAACGCCGGCGAAGACGTTCAGGCTGTTGATGGCGGTCACGATGCGCCAGTTGAGCGCGAGGCCGGCGCCGGGCACGGTCGATTTGCGCGGGATTTCGTTGCGCAAAGGCGTGAGAACCGGGTACAGCAGCTTCGCGGTGGCTTCGAGGTCGTATGCGACGAGGCCAGTGCCGGTGGTAATGCCCGCTTTTTGGAGGGGGTTAACCTGAGCGCCTTTCAGCAGCTCAAGGGTTTGGTCGATAGTTACAGGGTCCAAGGTGTTGCTCCTTCCGCCTCACGGCGGTAGCTGGTTGGTTCGCGGAAGGGATGGATGCCTCCCGCGAGTTGTTGGTGGAAAAGTTTACGGCGCGCCTATCTCACGACCGTCGCGCCGCCCGGGACTGAGGAAATGGGGTTAGCCGATACGACGGGTCATACCCGCGGCGTGCGCGGCCTTGATCGCCTGGTCGACGGGGTCTGCGGTGGTGGCCGCTGTGGCGGCAGCCGCGGGGGCGCCGGGAACGTCGGCGGTCTTCGCGACAGCGACGGCGGCGACCTGAGTCGGCACGAGCCGGCTGGCGATCAGCGAGAGAACTTCATTGCTTTTGGCAATGGAAGCCTCGATGCTGGCGAAGCGGGAATCGTTGGCTTTGCTGAGAGTACTCGCGGCGGCGGCCTTTTCGGCTTCTTCCTTCTTTTCCTTTTTGGCTTCGGGCGTTTCTTCCTCTTCGCCGCCCTGCAGCGCGTCGATATGCGGTTTCATATCCTCGTGCGCCTTGGCAATTTTGTCGACGTGTTTGCCGATCTCGGTAAGGTGCGCTTCCATCTTTTTCATTGCCGGGTCGGTGGATGCTCCGGCCAGTGCAATCGCTTTTTTCAGTTCTGTGAGCATTGAGCCCACCTCCTTCTGGATTTGGGCTTGAGCGGCCTTAGCCGCGGCTGCCGATTCTTCGCCGACGAGTTCGCTTACTTCTTCAGCGGCGAGGTCGAGGAAAATCTGTTTGAGATTGACGAGCGCTTCCCGCAGCTGGGCGGGAATGATCGACGCGTCGCCTTCGAAGTCGGCCTCATAGGTGAGGGAGTCTTCCATGTAGGCGAGCTGGCACATGATCTGGGCCAGCGTGCCCACGTCCCACATGCCCTTGCCGAGCCTGGCGCGCTTGGCCAGTGCGCGCGAAAACGCCGCCTTGGCGTGCTCTTCGGCGAAGCCCTCGGCGTCGATGCCGTGCTTCTTCGCGGCCGATACGAGACGGCGCGCCACTTTCGATTTGTCGGCCGCCGGGATGCCTTCGGTCTGGCTAAACCGGGAGAGCGCGTCCTTCGCGTGCGCCGCATCGTGGACGGGAAGCTTCCAGGTGCTGGTGTCGTCCGGGTCGCCGACGTATGCAAAGTCGGACGCGCCGAGATCCTCGCCGCCGACGCGTTTGGTCTTCGCGTCTTTCGCCAGCGCGGCGACCGCTTTGGCCAAGCGGACGACGTCGGCATCGGAGAGCACTCCGGCTGCCGGAGTAACGAATTTACGCAGTTCGCCCGTGCCGTCCGATTTCACGTAATCAAACGTGGCGGATTCGAGGCAGGGGCTGTCGACGAGACTGATTTCGTTGAGCGATGGCGTGTAGCGCATCGCGCCTTTAATGACCGGATCCGCCCAGCGCTTGAGATACCCGCCGCCGATCGAATACCCGGTATTGACTCCCTCGATGCACTTGCGCGCCTCGTTGAGGTCGATGATGTGACTTTCGAGTTCGACGGATTTGTTTACGTCGTCGAAGACGATGGAGGTGGCGATGCCGGCCGCGACGGTGTGGCCACCGTGCATCGCCCGGATATTACCGAGGCTTTTGCCGGCACTTCGCTTAAGACACGCGTCGCGCCACTTTTCGACCTGCGGTTTGCCGGTGTCCCAGTCGAAGATCTCGTTAACAAGATCGGGAAGTTCCGCGGTAGCGCGGCCGCGCACTATACACGTGCCGTCTGACTGCTCTTCGACTTTCGAAAGCTGTAGGAATAGATTTTTCAATTAGGGTGTCCTTCCGCTTCGCAGCGGTAGCGGGCGGCATGTGCGCCCTGGTTGATTTATTCGACGGGAACGGCGCGTGCGGCCTGGTCGGCACGCACCGCGATATCGTGCGCCTGGATGGCGGCTTCGAGTTCATCGACGGCGGCCGACAGATCAGCCTTCAGCCTGGTCCGGCGCAGTTCATCCATCCCGATCTGTTTGCCAATCTGATCCGTTGCCGTCTTGGCCACAGCCACGCGGGCCTTTGCCTGTGCGAGAGCTGTGATCGGCGCCGGCGCGCTGACCACGGGTGCTTTGATTGCCGGCGCAGTGATGACGTTATCGGTCTTCACTTATTTGCGCGGCCTGTCATCGGCTTCGATCGCGGCGACCAGAACGGCTTCGGCGCGATTAGTGGCGGCTGTTGCGCTGGCGAGGGTCGCCTGCGCCGCCGTTTGGGTGGCGACTGCCGCTACGTGCGCGGCCTTAGCGGCCTGCGCGGCCGCCAGGGTGACTGCTGATTGAGGCATCAAGATCTCTCCTTTAGAATTCGGTTGGGTGCGCGGGCGCGGCGTCCGGATCGAAGTTCGAGCACGCGAAACACGTCGCGGCGTTGGCCGAGATCGTCGCCCGCCTGCAGTCCGGACACGTGTACTTGCCGACGCGCGCGGCTTCCCGGCGAATGCGCTGCAGGATCATCTCGGCCAGTAATCCGTGCGCCGTGGGAACTACGAGGTGCTGCTGCATTTTCTTTGTGAGCCTTAACGCCAGGCCGCGTGAAAGGTGAGCCCCGCGCCGCCGGCGAGAACAGTGAAGCCGCCCGGGCAAAAGTATTCAAAGGGCCACGCAAATATTGCCGTCGTGTTGGCCGGTACGGAAAAGGCGCCGATAGCGGCGATTCGGCGACGCCTGCTGGTCCTTCAGTGTGAAGGCGATCGCTCCCCCCGTGGGGTTGCTCACCGTCACGTTTTTGAGGTGCGCATTTACGCCGGTTACGGCCGTCGCCGCGGTGGGCACTGCCTGCGGCGCGATTTCCGAGTTGCCGGCGAACGCGTTGAGTACGGTCATGTTTATTGGTCCTTGATCATCACGGCCACCAGCGAGCAGTTGCAGCCCGGGTGATAGGGCGGTCCGTCGTCGCCACTCGAGAAGTCCTCGTCGAGGCCGATCGGGCCGTCGTCGGCCGCGTCGTTACACTCGTCGTCGACGTCGTGGTCATCGCTGAGGAGCGATTCCTTGCCTTCGACGACTCCGGAGGCCTTCCACCCGGTGAGCGTTCCCTGCACCGATGCCTTCGCGGTTTCGGTTTTTGCGATCAGATTCGCCCTCGAGGGAGCGAACGCCGCGCTGGCCTGAATTTCGGTTTTGAGCGCCGCCGGCGACATGCCGTCCGTGTATGCACGTTCGATCAGATCGCGCAGCATGCCGCGGGTCGAATCGCTGATGGCCCAGCGGGCGTCGGGGTTATCGACGAGCTCGCCGTCCAGCCATTTCCTGCCGACCAACTCGGCGCCGCGATCGCGGGCGTAAGCGGCCGCGTTTTCGTTGGCCAGATCGAACAGACCGGAGTCCGTGATCTTCAGAGACTTAAGAGCTTTGCGGGCGGCCGCGGTGCCTACGGATTCGAGTGCATCGCCTGCGGGGATAGCCAATCCGTCCAGCGCCTCGAGGTCGAGGCCGTCCGCGATTTCGGCGCCCGGGGTTTCCTGCTCGTAGGCGTCGGCGATCTCGGCGGCTACTTGTTTCTGCAGCGTGGCCAGTGCCT